TTCAGCATCTGGCCCTCAATATGGCGGTGGGGGCGGTGGAGGCGCTGGCGCGGTTGGAGGAAACGGTTCAGGAAGCGCTGGAGGTGCTGGAGGCGTAGGTCTAACATCATCAATTACTGGAACCTCAACCTATTACGCTGGCGGTGGCGGTGGCGCGGCAGAGTCTGCAAGTGCTGGTGCTGGTGGTTTAGGCGGTGGTGGAGCAGGAGCCGCAGGCGCTACTTTCTATGGAACAAATGGAAGTGTTAACACGGGCGGTGGCGGTGGTGGAAACTCTTTATTATCTGGCAGACCTTATGACGGTCGACCCGCTGCTGGTAGCGGCGGCTCTGGCATCGTAATCATCAAGTGGAGCTAACCATGCGGGACTGGGCTGAAGCATTGATTGCCGCAGCCTGTCTTGTGGCCTTTGTCATCTTTGGCACGTACATGATTGCATGGAGTTGGGTGTGAAATGATTGACATTACTAAAGCAATTGGAGCCGTTGCCGCTTCCGTTGCCGCACTAGGCGGCAGTTACACGCTTGCCGACAAGTTTGGTTGGTTTGACCGCGCAATCATTGAATGGTCGCCTGAGAACTTTAAGATTGTGGCAGAAGCTGGTAAGCCCATCAATGTCACGGTTGCAAGAATAAAAAAACGGGACGACTGTTCTGTCGAGAGCTTTACGCCAAGCATCCGTGATGCGGCTGGCATGGTGCACGAAGCCACTACGACCTGTAGCAGTAATAGCACCAAAAACGGAATTAGTACCGTTAGCTCCTGCTCCCTCACTTGTAGGACTTGACCCACCTGCGCCTATAGTAACTGTAATGCTAGAGCCAAGAGTAACAGAATACCCAGTTGCTGTTAACAAGCCACCCGCACCGCCACCGCCACAAGCGGAATAACCACCAGTAGAAGTACAATTTCCACCACCGCCCCCGCCAGCCACGACAAGGTACTCCACCTGCGTTACAGGTGAATTGATGCCGTCAAGCCCGACAGAAAGAATGCCGCCAACTCTATCAAGAGACATAGTAGCCTCCTATTAGGTGATTGCTTCAAATGTGGCTGTGTAGTTCAATGCGCTACCTGTACCGGAGATCACGCCTACAGACTGGTTCTCAGTCACATAGAACGATGAAGTCTTGTCGGTAACAATGACGGAAGTGTTCGGAGGAACGCTCACTTGGTATGCAATGTAGTACGGTGTACCGCTTGCATAGGTCGCATTGTTTGAAATAGCCACAGTACAAGTTGCCGCAGATGAAGTGACGTTAGCCACCACAATGCTGGTTACTCGGTTTACTGTATTGGCTGAAGGTGTCAAACCTGTCAGCGAAGTAGAACCGTTGTATGTCCATGCAACTGAAACAGATGTATTAGACGGGATAACGTATGCTGAGTTACCGTAAATACTCGTGACGTTGACAATGTTTGGATTTGCCATGTTGACTCCTTAGAACCCGAAGATCATCGCCATCGCGATGGATTTGCCTGTTGAAATGCCAGCAGTTCCCCATTCGGGTGCTGTAGCGCCGCTATTCATAACCAATGCTTGCCCAGCCGTACCTTTAGCCAACCGCACATTGTCTGTGCCGTTGTAGTAAATTGTATCGCCTTGGGTTGTTGTAGGAGCCAGCGCATCAAACGCTGCTGTAGCTGTAGTCTGTCCTGTACCGCCATTAGCGATTGCCACAGTACCAGTCAAACCAGATGCTGGGATAACGCTGGATGCAACCTTAACAAAATCAGAGCCGTTCCACGCTGCAAGGCACTTCTCACCAGAGACAATCGTTACGCCAGTTGTAGGGCCCGCACCGCGCAGGACAATAGAGCCTGTACCAGCGTTAATGACAGCGTAGGCTTTACTCTGCGCTGGGGCTGTGATGTTGCGGGTTGTAGCGCCATTGCTGGCCGTCCAAAGCAGGATTGCTTGACGGGCTTGGTTAGCCGCAAGTGTTGTGGTTGTCAGTGTGACATCTGCGTCAGTACTGAGAGTTGTTGTACCGGCCACTGCGCTATCAAGTAGCTCAGTAATTGCGGTATTAACGGTATCACCCCAAGTACCGGACAACTCGCCGGTAACTGGCAGGGCAAGACCCAATAGTGACGTTGCTTGCGTAGTCATTTAAAACTCCTATGTTGGAATATCTGTCCATCCGGGGTTTTGTGTAGTGTCCACATTGCCCCAACTTGGTGTCTGCGAATCATCAATCACTGTCCACCCCCGAATTAAAACAGTTCCAATTTGTCCAGTACCTTGCACCCCAACTGGGATTACAGTGTCACTAACTTTAACTGAAACTGTACCTATCTGTCCAGAACCTTGGACTCCAATTACGGATTTAATTACCGCCGCAATCGCAGTGCCAACGCTACCTGTACCTACCACACCTGTTGGTGTTGCACCGCCGTTATAAACAAGCGTGACGCTACCAACAGAACCAATACCTTCAATGCCCGTTGGGATGATGGTTTCGCTCACATTAATCTGAACGCTACCAACATTACCCGTACCCAATACACCAGCAGGCGTGAACTGCACATACGGAACTGTAGTACCTACAGCACCCGCGCCCTGCACTCCAGTAACCGTAATTGTTCTACCAACTCGAATGAGAGGTGTACCAATCGCGCCTACACCTTCAATACCAATCGGGATGATGTAATCATCTACGTTGACATCAAAGTTACCAATCTGTCCAACACCCTGCACACCTGCTGGCGTGTAAACGACTGAAGCCTTTACATCACCAATAGACCCGTTAGCCACCACGCCCGTAAGCGTGAAGTTAACTTTTGGCAGGGTTGTACCAACCGCACCTGTAGCAGAAACGCCTGTAGGTACAAACGTAACCGATACTGAAATCCCAACTGTTCCAACAGCACCTGTACCCTGTACAGAGATACTGCCAGCGCCCCAAGGAGAAACACCCCAGCCTTGACTACCCCAGCCGTCAAGGGGGACTACAACCGGGACACCGCCCCAACCGTTATAGCCCCAAGGAAGTTCGCCCCATCCGCTCACTTAAACCCGCTTACGCAATACGAATAATCGCAGTAGCGGCAGCGGCTGTAGGGAACTGAATCGTGAAGTCACCAGAACTTACTTGCTGGTCACCGCCAAAACTCAGTACCGCGCAAGCTGCACCAGAAGCCGTGGAGTTATAAATCAATGCGCCGCTGGTTGTGAACGTAGCAGAAGACCATGTAGTGTCTGCAAAGTCGCAAATAGCAGTTGTGCCGTCAGACACAGGAGTCACTGAAGTCAATGTGTTACCAGTCTGCGTATAACCCGTTGCGGTTGGCAACTGATCTGCGCCCATATTGGAGTAGTTAGTTGTGGCCGCGCCAAACGTGCCAGAGCCAGCAGCAGTGGATACAAACAAGGCAATCTTGAATGTGTCGCCCGTGCTGGCCGTAAAGTTGTGAACGGCTTTAAGGATTTCTACCTTGAAGCTGGTAGGCATTGCCGTAGTGATAGTGATAGCCATGTTATATCTCCAAGAGAGTTACAAGTTCAGAATGCCCCGCTTCGCGGAGTTTGTTAGCCAGAGTCGTATTATTAGACTCAATTGCGCGTTTCATGTAGAACACCAACACACCACGGATGTGTTCACGGAAGGCTTGAGCCTGATCGCGAATGGCCGGATGGGACTGATCCCCAACATAAATGATTTTATTCAGGGCTTGCTCTGCAAGTTCTTCTGGCGTGAACCCACGATGGCTCACCGTGTGAACCATTACATCGCCAATATTACCTGATGATGTTGCTGAAAACATTAGTTTGATGACCTTATTAAAGCTGCCGTTGCTGTATTAGCAGGCATCGTAATAGTGAAATTGGTGGATGTTTTGTCAGACCCAAAGTCCAGCACCGCAATAGATTTGTTACCTTGAGTCACGTTGTAGATTAAAGCACAACGAGCCGTCACTGATGCGTTAAACACTACATCAGCAAAATCTACATAGGCTGTATAACCAGACGAGCTAATGGTCACACCAGTCAAGGCCACACCGCCTGCAACGTATCCTGTGCCCGTAACCTCGCCCACTGTCGTGTAAACGGTGGTTGCCTCGTTTAAATCAGCACTGGCCGTGTACAGGGCAATCTTTAACGTATCCGTGGATAAGTTGTGGACTGCCGTGTATAGCTCTGTCTTAAAGCTGGTCGTCTGGGTTTGAAGAATACTCATGCTACAGGAACCCTAATCTGACCATCACGATAAGCGTCAGCACGCTGTTTGCCGTCACCCAAGTTCTTGAGGAGTGCAATTGCCTGAACATAGCGATCTTGAGCAACTTTCATCATATCTGCTTCTTGGCGCATATAAACAAACGCCTCGCAGATCGTGCCGTACAACAAAACAGAATCAAAGTTATCGCCCAGCCATGTATTAGTGGCGGTGACAATAGAGTCTGGGTAGTAGTAATAATGCAATTCAGCTTTGTACGCAGCGCTTGGTGTAGGGCCAACAATGAACGTCAACTCGTTAACATCTGCGGATTGTGGGCCAAAGATGGCGTAGTGCCTAGGCTCTGATGTTGTTGCCGTCAAAGGATAAGCTTCACGGATGAAGTTCACGTCCTTGTTTAACAGGTACAAATAGTCGCCTTGGAACGTAACAGTGGTGTTAACCGTGCCGGTGTTGACCTCGGTTAAGGTGACCGTAGTCCCTGAGATGCTACGAACTAAAGCATTGGTTCCAATGTTAGTCCCGGTAACTTGTTGACCTTTGGCAATGCCTGTGGTGCTTGCTACAACAATTGTGCGCTGACCAGACACACCAGTTGCAGTCGTGGTGTTGTAAGGATAAAGCGCAAGACTGTATGTAGACAGAAAATCTGTTGGGCACGAAAGGTACTTATTGCCGGTCGTCAAAGTGCCTGTCACATTCTTTCGCAAGTTAGCAATCTGCACCGTGTTATAGATGCGTTGCTCCGCCTGACGGATAAATGTATCCATGTCAGTGGTTGGGAAAGTGTTTTCGCAGTAGTCGGTTACTGCGGTAACAAGCTGGCTATAGTTCATGCCATTGGGCCTCTTGCCATCAAGCCTTTAGTCGCTGCACCAGTACCACGTACCTTGATGCCAGATGTTTTAGCTTCTGGTTGTGAGCGACGATACACATTACCTACAGCCATATTGACTGTTCCGGCATCGCTGTGATCTGGGCCACTGCCGGGATTGGTAGAAGCTTTCACTTCTTTGCCAGACATTGTGTGTGGCTTGGCATAGACCTTGGCATCGCCAACTTCTTTGCCCATCATCTTTTTGCTGAATGTAGCCATGATTAGCCTCGTTTCTGTGCGGCAATCTTTGCCAAGTTACGACCCATAGACAGCATATCGGCATTGGTTTTACCCTTACCTTTACCCTTACCGCCCATGATTTCCTTTTGGTTTGGGCCGCTATTGCCCAAGTTCCTGCCTTCGGTTTTGCCCTTTTTAGCAATGCCGTCTGCTGATCGTGTGTAAGCCATGTTTAAACTCCTTAAGATATTGTTACTGTACCAACAAATGTCGTTGCCACCAAGTAGTTTGGTGTCAATCCTGCATCATTTAAACTGGCTCCACCGACAGGCTGCCAGCCCCACTGAATGTCTCTAGAACCGCCAGACAAGTTACCGTTAAAGTTAACACCTGAGGTGACATACGTCGTATCCCTACGCGGGTTGCGTAGAGCTTGCGGATCATCCACTGGGAATGTTCCTAGCATTAACTGCGGTTGGTCTGGATCCCAGCATTCTGGGCACACCAACAACTGATACTGACGTTGCTTAATGACTTCAGTCTTAAGCTTCTTTAACTGGTATTGCTGGCCGCACCGATCACACTCAGCAATCGCTATCTTGCCGGATGCAAACCTGTTACTCATTACATACTCCCGCCAATGAACTGCTGACGGGGCACAAACCGAATTGCGGCTTTCTCCCTGTCTTCACCGGCTGCTAGATCAAACTGCTCGTTGTATGCAGCTTTGAGCATCTCAAGGCGAGGCATCAACTCAGGCACTTTCATAGCAATGTGGTACGCCAGACCAGCCACTACACATGGCAGGAAGCGGAAGTTCATGTCTGCTGTTTCTACACCAGCGCCAGCGTCCTGAACCCGGCGCAGTCTCCAGTAAACAAACTGGTAAGACGTGCTGTTATCAGGCGTAGGCCAGACAGTGACCGCAGGAAGCTGAGGAACAAACACCGCAGTTCCATCTGCTTGTGAGGCTGCCGTTGTATTGTTCTGTCCACGGAATACACCACCAAGGGTATTCCCTGAGATATAGGTGTAGTAGATGTCTTCACTGTTTAAACGGATAAAGCCTGATCCAGCTAACCCAACCACCGTGTTAAGCGTGAGCGTGGTATCCGTGGAGGAGATGGCTCCAACCAAGATTGCATCTGTTGGGTTAACTTGTCCAGAAAGCCGCTGAACCCACACTTGGATTGGACGTGCTTGCTGTAGTTTGTTCGGTATGGTCGCATAAGTAGAAACACTAATACGGGTGATTGTGAGGTCAGCCTGCGTGGAGGATGAGTTCTGGCCTGTACGGATCACCTGCTCTAACAGATCAATGGTGTCTGTAGGCAAGGCGTATGTAGCCAGACCGGGAGTCAGGTTGATAAAGCCCTGCTCCATCGTCCACATATTGATGCCACGGTTCTGCCATTCAATGGTCATCAGGTTCATTGACCTGCGTGCTGTACGCAAGTCATAGCCTGAACGCATTTCCCTGCCCGCACGCTCCCATGCTTCCTCGGCAATTTCCGTGAAGTCAAGATTAAAGAGGGTGGAGCCGGTAGTTGTCATTTTTTAGCAGTCTTTGCAGAGTCAATAAAAGCCTGAGCAGTGGGAGCACCCTTCTGTCCGGGCTTACGCATCTTTTCCTTAGACCCAGCGGCTATGCGCTGCTTCTTTGCGTGGATGTTGGCATAAAGGCCAATAGGCCCACCTTCAGCGTACTGCATAAAGTCAGTGTTATCCCGACGGGCTTTCTTAGCACCCTTGGGCATTTTGCTGGGGAGCATGGCTCCCATGCCACGGCTGGCAATCATACAAACTTGCCTCGTGTCTTGCCTTTGGTGGCAATCCCATCAGCCCGTTTTGAAGCAGAAGAGATCATGCCGCCAGAAGCTTTTTTGGGGCCATCCACTAAACGGTTACGTACAGCAAATGCCGCTGCTTTGGGGGCTTTTAACAACATAGTGTCTGCGGCGGAACCAAAACCTTTGGCAGCGTTGAACGCAGCCGAACCATACTTGCCCTCTGTGAAATCTTTAGAAGCGGCTTCACCGTATTTTTTGGTATTAGCATCACCTTCTTCAACTTCTGCGGCTTGGTTAGGAGAATATTTCCTAACGCTGTCCATGATGGACTGACCTTTGAGCTTTCCGGTAGTGGTATCTGGCTCTGGCATAGACTTGTTGTAAGCTTTATCAGCTTTAGCACGAGCTTTTTCATCAGCCACGTCTTTTGGGGTTTTGTACTCAATGTCAGCCATGATAGTTCCTTAGCAAATTTTGCAACGAGTCTTGCCTTTAGTGGCAATACCGTCAGCACGTCTAGACGCAGATGAAACCATTCCACCGGAGGCATACTTTTTCATCTTACCGCCACGTTTGTAGCCAATTGCGCCACCTGTGGTGTCAGACTCATCCAATCCCTTCTTGGGTTTCTTAACAAAGTCAGACTTCATTAACTTGTCGCGGGCTTCATTAGCTCTTGCATCTTCTCTAGCTGTACCAGTCAGACTGCGGTAGCTTGTTTTCTTAGGCACTACGTCAGTTACATCAGATGACTTACTGGCTTTACGTGGGCCTTCAAGAAGCTTCTTAGGAGCACTCGTACCAAGTTCTTTGAGGTATGGAGCAGCTTTGCTTGCGGCTTCTCTGCCGCCCTTTAGCATTTTGCCTAACTTGTACAAGCCAGCTAGACCCACTCCACCTGCACCAGTGGCAAGCATTGCATTCTCAATGTTGCGGCTCATTTCAGAAGAATCAATCTTCTCGCCTTGAGGAGCTTTGGCAGACTGGCCGGGGATCTGTGATGCAGCAGAAGCGGCTGGCTTAGAAGCGCCTGCATCGCTACGCATACCGCGCAATGGGCCAGCGTATGCAGGAGGCTTGTTAATTAAGCTACTGCGATCAGGGCCAGTATTACGCAACGGAGGAACTGGCGTGGCAGTGGGTTTAGCAGGCACTACAGGCTTTGTTGCCGCAGGACGGGTGGGCGTGATTGTTTCGCTAGAACTACGGCCAGCACTTGGGCCATAGTCTGAGTACATGTCATCAGACAAAGGACGTGAAGAGGCGGCAGGCATAGCAGGGGCTGCGGGCATAGGTTGATTAACCGATACCGCCTCACCGCGATCACGGCCACGGCCAGCACCAAAACGGTTGTATGCTTCTGAACCGGGCTGATCAATATTTC